GGCTCTCCCTTTGCCGATCCCCCAGGGATCGCGGGGGAAGGGGATCAGGTGGCGATGTCTCGCGAGCTTGTTTTTTATGAACGCAACCGCAAGCGATTTGGTTTTTCGGATGAAGATCGGGCCGAAATACGAGATACGGCGCTAAAGGCCATGCGTGTTGCTCCCGATATCCGCACGCAAGTTCTTGCCATCCGAGCGATCGCGCTGTTAGATGAAGAGGATCGGCGGCGAGATAAGGATGATTCCGAGCGCCAAGACCGGCGCGACGGCCGTCTAACGTCGGTCATCGAACAAGCACTGGCAACCCCAGAAGGACGCGCCGCGCTCCTCGCCCGGTCGAGAGCCGCCGCCGACGCACTCCAGGGGGAGGGGGGCCAGCCTGTGTTAGAGCAAACCACGGGGGGGGAGGGTACAAACCCATCCCCATTTTGCGCCGAAAAGCAATTTTGCGCCGAAAAGCAATTTTGCGCCGAAAAAAGTTCTGAGGTCGCTGAGGAGGATTCCGAGGTTCCTTTTGTGCCTAAGCGTAGAAAGCCGTTTTGAGTTTTGGCTCCCCAAATTTTTCCCAAAAGTGTTTTCATGCCCTATCGAGTTGATTTTCTGTTTTTTCTTTTCTTGACGCCTGTTTTGTTTGTTGTGGGGTTGTATATGGGTTATGCGATCTTGCGTGGGTCGTTGCGGTCGGGTTTACGTGGCCGGGAGCGGCCGGTGTTGCGGTTGGGGGATAGTTTTCGTCTGGTGACGGAGATGGAGTACGAGCGTTTGCGTCGGAATGGTTGGTTGGAGGAGTTGTAGGATGTCTGCTTCTCTACCCGTTCTGGACATACCGAATTATCTGGCATCGCCGGGGGCGCTTCTGCTGGAAGATTCGCATGGAAAGTTGAAGTTGCCGAAGTTTCTGCGCGTCATAGAAGATCATCTCTTGCTGGTAGCGGCTGGTAAAATATCGCGTCTGATGATAAACGTGCCGTTTCAGCACGGTAAAACGACATTGTGTACGAAGTATTTTGTAGCCTGGTGGCTTATGTCGTTTCCTAATACGAGAGTTCTTTTAGGAGCGCATGAGACTTCTTATGCGAAGCAGAAGGGAGCGGACGTTCGGGATGTGATAAACGAGTGGGGCGGTCGAGTTGGCATACGTCTTAAGGAGGATACGCAGGCGAAGGATGAGTGGAAGTTAGAACATTTCGAAGGTGGAATGGTGTCGAGGGGTATGAAGGGGTCTATTCAAGGTCGTCCTGGAGATTTACTGGTTATTGAAGACCCTTACAAGGACGAGAATGATTATCTTTCGGTCCCTTCCAACGAGCAGAAGTGGTCGTGGTATACGAAGGTGGCTTACACGCGGCTCTCCCCGAACGCGCCGATCATTGTGGTCTCAACACCGTGGGGCAAGGACGATCTCTGCGCTCGTATCAAGAAGCACGCCAGGGAAACGGACGAACCGTGGACCGTTATTTCGTTCAAGGCTATAGCGGAGGAAGACGATCCTTTAGGTCGTTCACCTGGGGAGTCCCTGTGGGAGGAGCGGGTGCCTCTCAGAAAACTTCTCATCATGCAGAAGATGTCTCCGTCGTGGTTCAAGGTCTGTTATCAGATGCATGATGGGACGGGCGAAGGAAAGTGGTTCAAGATTAAGGATGATACCGAGAAAACTCTCTGGCCGACCTTCCGGGACTTGGGCTGCGAGGCGTACTCGTTGGAGCGGCGCGGTTCGCCTTTTCGGAAGATTTACTCCCGCGATGAACTCATAATCTACGTGGTCCTCGATTGGGCTTATGGGAAGAAGAAGTGGGCGGACTACACATCGATGGGAGCGTTTGGCCTTACGCCTGGAGGAGACATGATGGTCCTCGATGTCGTCCACCATCGTTTCGGCCTTCACGAACTTGCACCGGCCATAGCGGAGTTCTGTCGTCATCACCGGCCGCACATGGCCGCTGCCGAGCAGGGGCACCCGACTCTCCGCGATGAGTGTCACGCTTACCATGAAATCCCGGAGATGCGTTGGCTCTCCCATAGGAACCTCTCGAAACTCCAGCGTGCTTTGCAAGCAATTACGATGGGTGAGAACGGTCGGATTCTCCTGCCTGAAGACTCCTCACCCTGGCTCGATGATTACGTTGCGCAGATGATGTCGTTTACGGGACTGGACGACGTGCATGAGGATATGGTAGATATGACGGCATACGCGGCGAATCTCGCCTTGGAATTCCGAGGCCGCCCCGCGCCGGGTTATGGCGACGGGCCGTGTATCCTGACGATGGGAAGGGAGTGGGCGTGAACAAGGACGGAATTTATACATGTACTGAAGTTCATCATCTTTATGGATGGGACACGGTTCGTTTCACCATTGACGGCACTGCGCGTTGGGAATTTGTGATTAGCACGGTAGAAGCCAGTATTTTTGAAATTGGCAAGAAATACCGGATTACCGTGGAAGAAGTAGTTGCGCAGGAGGGTTAATGCCTTCATCCGCACCACCAGAAGAGCGCATACCCGACCGGCCCCGGCCGCCGGCACGATCCGCGTTGCCTTTCTGGATCACGCACGGTCATTCGGGACCGGAGATGCACTGGTATGAGGACATCATCGTCCCTTTGACTGGTGAGAAACGGCGGATAGACATCGCGCTGCTCATCGGTGAGCGCGGCACGGTGGCCTGGTCGCGGATAGCGCCGCACGTCGTAAAACTTATGGAACTCTACAGGGAGATGGAGAAGAAGAACGAGGAGTTACTGTCGGAGAACGAGAGACTGAAGACGGAACTTATGGTGTGCGAGGGAGAGAGGACCAGCCTGACGCAGCAGAACAAGGGACTGGAGAGTCAGGTAAGAAAGAAGAATGGGCGGTAATTTCCTATGGCAACTACACAGTGGATAGGAAATGGTCAGACTACAGCACAGGTAGATACTATCACTGTTACCGCCGTAGCGACCAATGGAATTCTCAAAGCGCAAATTTCCAACAAGGTTATTACTTACACCTGTGTTGCAGCCGATACGATCTCGACGGCGGCAGCGAACTTCGCGGCCTTACTTAATTCTCGCACAGCGCCTCCAGAGTTCCAGCAGCAGACTTACGTTGCCACGGCGAACGTCATTACCATGGCGGCGGACGTGGCCGGTACGCCCTTCACGGCGACTTTTTCGGCCTCCGGCGGCGCGACCTTGACCCAGGTACACACGACGCTTAATTCTTCTCCTTCGGATGTCCTTAATCCCGACAACTGGTTGCGTAACGGCGTGGCCGCCATTCCTCAGAACGGCGACGATGTTTCTATCCTGGGCACGAACGCCCCCGCCCTTTTGTGGAACCTCGACGGTCTCCGCACTGTAGCCTTCAAGTCCCTGACGCGCTGGCAGTCGTTTCAGGCCACAGTGGGACTACCGGACTGGAACCCTCTGGGGTACAAGGAGTATCGGCCGACGTATTTCCAGTTCAACGGCTTCGCGTCGTCGTCGGCCTCGCCGGGGCAACCATCTCCTATTGCGGTACTCCTGGGCATCGGTGCAACCGGATCAGGACCGACTCTTGAACGTTATAACGTCGGCAGTCAGGCGACGACCTTCACTGTCATGAACGCCGGTTCTCCGTCTCAGGACTTCTCAATCTATCTTCTGGGCACCCACGGCGGCAACACCCTGAAGGTGCAGGGCGCGTCGGTAGGCTTCGCTACAGGACAGACGGAGACCTCTGCCTGTCAGTCGGCTATCATCAACGGCGGCGGCTCCGTAACTTTCGGTCCCGGTTCTTCAGTTAGCGGCGTCATCACGGTCAATTCGTCCGGTTCAGTGGGACTCTACACGGCCCCCTCCTCGCTCCAACTTCAAAACGGTGGACAGGCCACGATCTACCAGGACGGCCTGACTATCCCCACGCTCACCGCTCAGGGAGGTTCGTCGATTACCTACCTGGCCGGCGGCACGATCTCGAACTTTACCTTGCAAACGTCCAGCCGCCTCGACAAGTCGCAGGATTTGCGCACGCTGACGATCTCGACCTCGGAGATCGACGGCGACACCTGCCAGGTCAACGATCCGAATTCCGTCATCGTCTGGTCCACCGCTACGCTCGTCAACGGTCAGGTGCAGACAGGATGGCTATTAAGCGGTCCTGGTAGACAATGGAAGGTCACTTGATTTAATAAGATAATCAATTGCTGCGCGAAGAATGTCAACATTGTCTTTGGCGTGACCTAATATACTGTTACAATTGACACATAAAATTCCTCTTACTTTATTTGTTTTGTGACAGTGATCTACAGAAAGAGGTTGTATTTCTCCTAGCTTCTTTACTTTTTCTTTTTCCTTGCAAATTGCGCATACTCCATTCTGTGAATTTAACAAATCTTTGTATTCTGAAATAGTCATAGAAAACTCTTTTTTTAGTCTTGTTTTGCGCTTTGATCTTTTTCTTGCCAGTTTTCCTTGCAAAGAGTTTTCGTATTTTTTTTGGTGTTCTCTCTGGCATTCTCGGCAGCGAAAATGTCTTCCGTACAGGCATTTTTTATGAATTCCGAATTCGTCAAGACTTTTTGTTTTCTTGCATGAAATACAGGTTTTTCGGATATCATCTTCCTAAAACTCAAGTTGTTCGCTAGAATGTCTTCGCATCTCGAAACCTCATTTTCGTGGTGCCAAGGGGCCGAGCAGGTAAGCTCTGCTGCGGTCCCATTATTGTAGCAAAATTGGCTTTAACAGGGCCGTTCCTCACAGGGCCAGGGCGGCAGTGGAAAATTACTTAAAGGAGAGAAGATGTCTAAAATTCTCGAACCTAACGATCATGCATCGCCGTCTCAAGAAGACTACCCCGCTGGAATTATTACGATATCATTCTATGCGGACGGCAAGATCGGTTGGCGCGCCGATGGCGACTTCGCGCCGGCGTTGGCCGTGAACATGCTGGAATGTATCAAGACTTCGTTCGTACAAAGACAACTGAATGCGGCGATGCAGGCACAGTTGCAGCAGATGAAAAAGTCTGTCTGTCTACCCGATGGATCGGTGCCGCTGCATTAAAAATAAAATTCGCCTTGAAACATCCTCCCTCTGTTGTTCTATAATCTTCGCATCACGAGGAGTTTGCGGCGATGGCCAAAGAAAGCAAGTTCAAGAAGATGGAACGGCACGTTAAGAGAGAAGGATACTCGAAGTCCAGCGCCAAGAAGATCGCGGCGGCCATCGGACGAAAGAAGTACGGCGCAAAGGGGATGGCGAAAAAGGCGGCGGCGGCTCGCAGGAAGAAAAAGTAATGCTCGTACCGAAAGAGATCATTCGACCAGGGACATACTGGTACATGAACCCCGAAACGGGGGAGCCATGTCAGTTGACAGCTACGGTCGAAGACCTGCGTTACTGGTACGAGCAGGGTAACAAGATGCGTGAGGCGGGCCTGTCGATTCCTCTTCCTTTTGAGCATCAACAAGATGCGCGTCCTCTGACCAAGGCCGAACGCGCTGCACAGAATTTACAGAACAACGCCGGTTGGGTAGACAAGTTCGTGTTACATAAAGACCGCCTGTTCGGTCTGTGCGAGATCGACGAAGCGGCCAATCCGGGTATCCTCGCCAAGTTGCCCCGCACGATCAAGTACACGTCTCCCTGGATCACGTCCTTTACCGATGGCGACGGTCGCGCCTGGAAAGGCGTCATCGGTCATCTGGCGCTCACGTCCAGACCGAGGATTACCCGGCAGGAACCGTTCAAAGATGTAGCGGCGGCGTTGTCCATCTCACTGTCGCACGTCCTCCCCTTGAAATCCGATGAGATCAAGGAGGCGGGACTATATCTGTCGCGGGCCGGCCTGCTGGTCAAGAAGAGAGACGGCTCGCTGGCTCCCGACCGACCTAAGGCGTTCTCGATATGGTCCGGCGTGGAACTGGCACGCTCGCCGGACAATCCGGTCATCGAGCCGAAGCGGGAAGGGAATAAGCCGCCGGAAGAAAAACCGCCCGAAGGAAAGAAACCGTCGGCCGACAAAAAGCCGCCCGAACACGATTACGGGAAGAACGGAGATGTCGATAGCACGCTCATGGAAATTCTCTGTGACGCGCTCGACGCCGTGTTTGGGATACAGCTTCCCGAAGAGACTTCGGAAGAGACGCTGGCCCAGGATATCCTGAAGGCGCTGTTCGCGCATCTGAAGGGTGAGGGAATCGAGCCGGAATTGGGCGATGAAGAAGAAGAAAAAGACGAACTGGAACCGAACAATCCCGCAAAGGGTGAAGTCATGCAAGAATCACCGCCGCTGTACATGAGCCTGGAAGAAGTTCAGAAGATCACCGATCCCGCGCAGAAGCGCATGGCGGAGATGATTCTTTCTCTCCAGGGCACCGTGGACGCCGAGAAGAAGCGTTCTGACGCCCTGGCGAAGAACACGCTCGACGCCGCCGCCGTCCGCCGCAACACGCGTGTCGAGACCCTGTGCAAGCGTCTGCCGGTCGCTGTCCGCGACAAGCTACTCGGCCAGGTGAAGGGCGCGGCGCTGTCTCTGGGCGATGACGGCGCGGTCATCGACCCCCTGGCCTCCATGCTGGAAATGCTGGAAGAGTCCACGCGGAACATTCCGGCGCTTCTGTCGGCTAATGCGGGGACGATTCTCGAACAGCCGCAGCCCAGAGATTACGATGGGTCGATGACAGAGGAGAGGCGACAGCAGATTGTCAAGGAGCAGAGCCAGAATGCCGGCGTCAAGTCTCCGTACTGACGCCAGGCGCGTACCGCAAACCGGGGCCGCCGCCATGAACGTGCGGTCCACGTCGGGGCTGAACCGGGCTGATCCCCCGGAAGAGTCGTAACACTCGTTGGCTCGTTACGGGGCCGCGCGTTTTTGGCGTGCGGCCCCTTTTTCTTTTGGCGACTTATGGATCGTCGGGGATTTTTCGGAATGCTGTCGGGATTTTTGACTTCACTGTTCGTCCCGCGCAAGGAGATGCCTCTAAAGATGCAGTATCGTCCAACTCTGCGCGCCTGGACTTTTGAAGTTACTTTGGATCACGGTTACGTCTGGCACATTACCAAGTGCGGAATATCCGGCCGCAAGAGGGTTTGAACGATGTCGCAAATCAGCAGTATGTTCGGGCATCTTCCAGGCATGGGAGCGCTCGTCGAAACCTTCGAGCAGGCTTACACCTGGGGTCCATACCCCCGTTACTGGACCGGAGGCTACATCGACCCTTCGGCCGCCGATCCAGGTAACTCACCGACATGGGAACTGCGCCCCGGCCTGGTCATGGGCAAGATCACGGCGACGGGGACGTACAAGCAGTACGATCCCACGGCAACCGATGGCAGTCAGATTGCCTCGGCAGTCTTACCTCTGGCCCTGCGCATGCAGGACGTGATTACCGGCGTCAACACGGCCAAGTTCTACGCGCTCATGGTTTCGGGCGGCGTCCAGGCGTCGAAACTCCTGGGCCTCGACAACATGGCTCGCTCGCAGATGTCGTCCCTGTTTTACTTCGACGACGTACTTCCGGGCAATCATTGGTATCCGTTTGAGACTTTTCTTACGAAGACGGCCAACTACCAGATTGTCTCGACGGACAACTTCACGATCTTCGACAACACCGGCGCGGGCGGCGAGGTCGATTTCACGCTGCCGGCCATCGCCAACGGATACTACTTCGGCTTTCGACTTATGGCGGCGCAGACGCTCAAGGTCAGCTCCAAGGAAGGAAGCAACCTCGTGGGAACGTCGCTGACGCAGACATTCGTGAGCGGTGCGAACATTGGTGCGGGGTTCGAGATTTACTCGAATTCCTTGGGCACAAAATGGCTGGTCTCCAACCTGTCGTCCGGGACTCAGACATTGACGTTCGGATAATTTTAGAGAGAGCGAGTAGTTGTCTCTCTTTTTTCCAAAGGGTCTAAGCAATGGCCGCATCACTGACTGAGCTTTTATTGCCCCAGGTAGTTTTGGACGTTATTTCGAGAATCCGCAGCGGGCGCGGCCCTCTTGCTTCCTGGCTCGGTTTCCAGCCATCGCGCTTCAACGCCGAGACGGTCGAGTTGCAGGGGCCGCACACGTTGCGGGGTACCGGCAGCGTCCGCAACGTCACCTACCGTATCTTCGACCATACCCGCGTGGTCATGAAGGCGCGGGCACCAGGCACCGGACCGGCGACCGTAGCCCAGAACCCGATGGGCCAGAACACAGTCAGCGTGGCGCGTTTCCACCAAAAGATACCTCTGAACTACGAATT